AGCACTTACGGTAACGCTCAGAACACTCTTTATTCTATGTACGGAGATTTAGACGCTGTCAGAACAGGTCGTATTGGTAGTGAGGCATCAAGACAAGCCGGACTACTCAGCAACGCTACTAACACCCTAAGCGGTGTGGTAGGAGAAGCAGGGACAGCTACTACTCGACTAGAGAACCTGTACAATGAGACGGCTAACAGACTTCGTTCTACACGAACTGCTGAAGGTCAAGCACTTCAAGAACAGAACGCACAACGAAACTTTGTAGACAGACAGAACAGACTGATGAGTCTTGCTGCTACAACTTTAGGTAAGCCAGCCGAGCGTACCCTAGGGACTCTACGTAGACCCGAAGAAGATACGCAACAGACTTTTGACCCATTGGGACTTTCTCGTGGGTACTCACTATTAGGAGGATTTTAGTTATGACTTACGGTACGACACGTAAAACTTTTGACGCACAAATTTGTAAAACTCAAAAGCTTATTAAAGAATTGTACACGTGCAGAGGTAACATTGACGACAGCCCCGCTGCTGTTTTGTACCTGAAACGTGCAGACGGTTCTCAAGGTTTCTACTTACCGGAACAAACGGTACTTGGCATTTCCGGGTTAGCTGTAGTCAGCAACATCACTGACGCATACAGCACGTCTACTATTGAGCACATTCAGTTTAACGCTCTTGTCTTCCGTGACACGAGTGGTAACGTTACGGTTATTATTGACCCGGCAACTCCCCAGACTGAAGCCATTGCTACGATTAGTATTGTCGCCAACACGACTGTACAAGCATTTGAAGTTAAGCTTGAAGTAGTTGGTACTCCAGACGTAACTGCTGTGGCTTGTTCTGCATACTTAGAAATGACTTGTATCTATGAGCCTAACATTCCGTTGTTACCCGCCGGTGGTACAGCCCTCTTGTCTACTGCTGAATAATCTAGTGGGGGTTAACAGCCCCCTTGAGGTAATTATGGTTACGAAAGATACGTTATTAAAAGACTTGTCCAAAGAAGACCTGATGGTTGTACAGAAAAATCTAACAGCTAAAGGGTTCTTTACTTGGGTAGATGGTATTTACGGGAAGAGTACTGCTGATGCGTTTGCTAAGTGGAAATCTTCTGTGCACATGAAGTTGCCTGCTACAATTGGTGCGGAGTCCTGGGCGTTACTGACGGCTCCACCCTCCGGTGCAGACTTTGGTAACTTCAATTCAAAAATCAGTAAGCACTTTACTGTAGGGGAAGTTAGTCACAATTCTAAAGACCGTATTGTGTACCATCCTACGCATCAAGCCAATGCCAAACGACTAGCTGTTGAGCTTGACAAAGTACGGGAAGCTTGGGGTAAGCCTATTGGTGTAAACTCCTGGTATAGACCTCCGCTTGTTAACAAACGAGTAGGCGGCGCACGTAATAGTCAACACCTTAACGGGTCTGCTGCTGACATCTACCCGATTGGTGGTAACATTCACGAGTTCCAGAAGTGGCTCGATAAATTCTGGGGAGACAAGGCGCTTGGGTACGGAGCTAAGAAAGGTTTCGTACACGTTGACCTGAGACCAGGACACATCCGTTGGGACTACTAGGAGGTATCACGTGGCTAGAAGAAGACAAGTTGAAAGGAAACCACCGACAAGAGCACAACTCGTAAAAGCACTTGCTGATAAGTGGGCGTTTGCTGACTTAATTAGTTTCCATGGTGGTTCCAAAGCTTTTGGGGAGTGTCACCGTGAACTGGCTAATTGGCAGGACACAGACGCGCGTGAACACCGAAGACAACTTATTCTTATGCCACGTGGACATTTGAAGACGACAATCTCCACGGTACTCGACATACTGTGGAGTCTGTACATCAACCCGAACTTACGTATCTTTATCGGGTCAGCTAACCAGAGTTTGTCAAAAGCTATCCTGCGGGAGGTAATGGCTAACTTCACAGATAACTGGTTACAAGAGAACGTGTGGAATAATAGACCTCACATTGAAGGACGGCTAGTACCAGTCCTTGATAGTTATGGACGTATAGAAAGGCGTAAACGGAAAACTGCTGAAGGTGGTGACGTTGATGAGATGGATTTAGAAACGGAAGATGATAAAAAAGTTATCTGGAGACAAGACCTAGGTATTCAATTAATTCGTCCTGACAAACTTAAAGAACCGACTGTGGTTATTGGTAGTGTACAATCTCCTGCTACTGGTTTCCACTATGACCGTCTGTACTTTGATGACATCATTAACTTCGACAATTATGACAAACCAGATAAAGTAGAAAGACTCGACATCTGGCGTGATGACATGTTCAACGTACTAGATGATGCCTGGTTTGATGAAGACCTGTATGACTCACTGTGTAAGACTTCCAGGTCAGAAGCATACCGTTCTGTATTCAAGCGTCACTGTAGTGTTGGTGGTGACATTATTGTTGTCGGTACAAGATATTTTAAACATGACTGGTACAAAAAATTAATTGATAGAGAGTCAGAAGATGCTGACGAATTCTCATGTTACGTCAAGAACATTTACAAGAATGGGGATGATAATTCAGGTGGTTACTTGTGGCACGAACGTTGGAGTGAACGTACAGAAAAGCAACGACGTAGCTCGACAAGTACCAAAAACTTTAATGCTCAGTACCTAAACAAAATTGTTGTTGACGAGGAACAAGTCATACCTTGGTGTAAGATGTTGACAATGAACCCGGCAGCTATTATCCGTAGAGATGGACAACTACGAGTACAGTATGAGACAGACAAAGAACGTCTTGATATTGTACCCCATATTGTAATTGACCCGGCTGCAACATCTTCTGAGAAGTCTGACTACACAGCGGTGTGGTGCGGCGGTAAAGACCGTAACGGAGACTTGTACTTACTAGACCTGTGGTGTGGTAAAGAGTCCAGTGTCAAATGGATTAAACGGGTAATTGACATGTGTCGTAAGTGGAACATTAAACGTGTACACCTTGAGACTGTAGGCTTCGCTAAAGAGTTGAAGACAACGTTCCGACTGGTTATGCCTAATGACTACCCAATATCTGTTATAGACCATAATCCGACTGGTAGGACAGGCAAAAAGGAACGCATTGAGAACGGGCTACAACCTATGTTAGACAACGGTAAAATCTATGTAATGCCCTGGATGTCTAAACTGGACTACGTTACAGACCAGTTTGACTTCTTCCCACAGGAGACTGTAAAGGATGATGCTCCTGACGCTTTACAAATGTTGAATGAGGTTGCTAAAACCATGCGACTACAACTTACCAATGACAACGCACACCTTAATGTGAACAAACGCTTTGGAGGCATCCGCTAATGTTTGACAATAAAGAATTCGCAACGACACAGACAGAGCCTATTGTACATCCAGTAGACTCTAAGTGTATCACTGAGTTTATTACGAGTAAGTATATTGACTGGTCAGAGAAGCGTCAGCCACTTGAAGAAGACTGGAAAGCTTCGTGGGCAGAATACTTCAGTAACACTAGAAGTGCTGACACAATTAGACAAGAAGCGTTCAAACAACTAGGAGATGTACAAACTGATTGGCGCAGTAAGATTCCTACTGGTAAAGCGTTTGAGCTTGTGGAAGATGCTAACTCGTACCTACAGGGTGCGTTCTTTCCTAACAAGCAATGGTTTGATGTGTACCCTCAGAAAATGATTCAAGACCCTGATTGGCAAGAGTTACTCAAAGTCATTCAAAAATTCATTCAAATTAAACTTGACGACGCATACTTTCAAGAATGGTGGGACATGAACATCCGTCAGTGTCTGGTTACTGGCACGAGTGTTGTGTCTATGCCCTGGCGTTATGAAGCGACTCAAACTACTAAGAATGTACAGATTACAACCATCAAAGGTAAGAAGAAAGTTGTACCGAAACAAGTTAAGAAAGTAGTCAAGAATGGTCTAGACATCAGTGTCATTGACATGTTCGACTTCTTCATTGACCCGTTCGCACCGGACACACGGGACGCTACCTGTATTCGACGGTTCACTAAAACGAAAGGTGAACTCATCCGTCTAGTCGAGGAAGGAGTGTACAACCAGACAGATGCCCGGACTATCCAGAGTATTCAGAATGCTAAGAAGTCTCCTACTCAGTCATCTTCTAACAAGGCTGAAGTGGTAGCCTTCACAGGTACATCAGATGGGTTTGAGCCAGATGACATGATTGAGGTACTAGAATTCTGGGGAGACATTTGCGTAAACGGTCTTGAGTATGTAGACGTGTGCGCCACTATCGTTGACGACACTCTAATTGACTTTAAGACTAACCCGTTCTGGGGAGGTAAGCCCTACGTTATCACTACCTTTGTCCGTACGCATGACAGCCCTTACGGTATCGGCTTGTTATCTCCTGTACTCGGTCACTTACACCAGTTATTCGTCACACTAAACCACCGCTTAGATATCAGTGAATTGGTTATCAACCCGATGTGGAAAGTCCTTCAAGACGGTACACTGGACTTAGACAGTCTATTCTCCGCCCCAGGTAAAATCATTCCTGTGTCCGACCCGAACAACTTAGTTCCTGTACAATTTGATGTACGTAATCTGGGCATTAATGTACAAGAAGAGCAGATGCTAGAACAGCGTGTCGAGCGTGTAACAGGTATTAACGCCTACGTCGGGCAGGGTCAGGGACGTAATGCAGAACGTGTAACAGCAGAAGAAGTCAAGTCTAAACGGGATGCCGGTGGTAACCGCCTGGGTCGTTACCATAAGCACATGGAGGAGACCGCTTTACGTGAATTACTAGAGAAGTCCTACTCATTCATTCAACAGTTTGTAGTTGAAGATGAGGTTGTACGAGTTACCGGGACAGTACCGGGGGCGTTAGGTGGTAGTTTCGACTTCATTAAAGTAGGACAAGATGAGTTACAACATGACGTAGACATCATCCCTGTGGGTAGTGACTGGGTAATTGACAAGGAACGTGAAATTACAGAACGCCTTGACTTTATCACCTTAACTAGCCAACACCCTATTATGTCACAAATGATTAATTGGGAGGAAGTCGTTAAAGACTTGTCACGCCGCATGGTCAAACAGGACTGGGATAAGTTCATCAGCCTTAAACCACCAGCACCACAGATGCCCCAGATGCCCCCTGACATGCAGGAGCCTGAAAGTGCTATGCCTCCGGTAGCAGAAGCCCCGCCCGTAATGTCTGTACCTCTAGAACAGCGACTTGCTGCACAAGCACCATTAGAGGGTAAAGAAGCCATTATGGACTTGGCAAGTAATCCACAAGCTTTAGCCCAATTAATGTAGGAGAAAACCATGCCACAAGAATTTACAGTTGACCCACAAGGGAACACACAACCAGTCAATGATACTGGTGGTTATATTAATACGTCTTCTCCGATGCAGACAAACTTCCAAGCTGAAGAACAGGAACGAGGTTTCGACTCCTTACAACAAGTCGAGGAATTACAACAGAAATTAGGAGTAAACCTTAATGACCTGCAACCTCAACAACAACAACAGCCGGAAGTACAGCCGCCCCAACAGCCCCAGGATGATATGTTCAACCGCTTTAACTCGGCGGAGGGGAAACGGATGCGGGACGAGTTTAAAAAGATTATGGGCATCGACCCAATGGAAGCTTTCCAAGCTGTCCAAAACACACAAGCTCAGCTCCAACAAATTGACCAGTGGCGGAAACAAGTCGTCGTTGAACGTGAAATGGACACGTTACGTCAAGAATGGGGAAATGAGTTTGACGCAACTTTCAGTGAAGTGCGTTCTCGTTACGAACAGCTTCCTGACCATATGAAGTCTGCCTTAGACAACCTTGACGGTGCTCGTCTATTGGCAGCACAAATCCGTTCAGAACGAATTAATGGTGTACAATCTGGTACGTCATTACCTCGGAGTTCTGGCGTGAGTAGAACTCAAAGTATTAGAACCACTGGTGCGCCAAGTGGGTTCGTAAAAACGAGTGACTATCTGAATGACCGAGTCTCTGAAGCTGACTACTTGGCAGCAGTAAGGGCAGGTCGCGTTATCCGAGATTTCTAATATTTATTTAAGGAGAAAACAAAATGGGTTACTCTAGTCCGGCTCCCCTCGGTACACAATTCACTGCTAACACCAGTAGTGTGTTCATCCCTGAAATCTGGATGAAAGACTTAATTCGTCACCGTGATATCAGCTTAGTCTTAAAAGACGCAGTATCTCCGGTGAACTTCAGTGGTGGTAAAGGTGACACCATCTATATCCCGTACGTAAGCAACTTGGGTGTTAACAACAAAGCTCAGGGTGCTCCTGTTACGTACCAAGCGTTTACTGAAAACCGTTGGACTATGACGGTTAATCGGTACAAAGAAGTAAGCTTCGCTATCGACAAGTTCCTTGAAGTGTTTGCCGACCGTGACTTACGAGCTATCTACACCGAACGTGCCGGTTACGCTTTAGCACGTGACATCGAGTTCGCTATCTTGGCTGAGCGTGCCACTATTAATGGGTACAACTCTGGCTCACAAGTCGTTTCTAACAGCAGTTCCGGTTTGACTTACGCTGACATCTTAGCGGCTATGGAAATCCTGGACAAAGATAATGTACCCCGTGAAGGTCGCTGCTTAATCATCGACCCGTCCCAACATTACAGCTTGTTAGCACAAGACGAATTCATTTCTGCCTACTACAACACGGGTAACGCGGTATCTACTGGTGAAGTAGGACGCATCTGTGGTGTACCTGTTAAGATGACTACCTCGTTAAGCATTAACTCTACCACTGGTTAC